CGCGTCAAGGATTCTCCACGCAACACTATACTCATCCCCTCTAACCATTCCGGCGTTTGCCCACCTTCCAGATTCAGGCATTGGAATTTCGGCCTGTGTGATTTCCTCAAGCACGGCTCTAAAATCCTGTCGTTTGTTGCTGCTGAACGCTCCGGGTACATTTTCCCAGATAGCGTATTTTGGATAACGGCCATTAGTTTCTCTCCTCATTTCCCGTATAATGCGAATAGCTTCATAAAATAAACAGCTTTGTTCCCCTTTTAGCCCTTCCTGCTTACCGGCTACCGACAGATTCTGGCAAGGAGAACCGAAGGTAATGATATCGACAGGCTCTATTTCGGCACCGTTTATTTGCGTTATGTTTCCGAGATGCTTCATGCCGGGAAAGTGTTTTTTTGTGACTTTTATCGGCCATTTTTCAATCTCACTTGCCCACACAGGGTTTATTCCGTTCCTTTGCGCTGCAAGCGGAAAACCGCCAATTCCATCGAATAACGAACCCATCTTTTTCATCACTTCCCACCTCCTCTTCCCCCCTCCATCCAGCGGGAGATACACATCAAAAAAACTAACAGCCATAAGCTTAAAACTACGCCCCCTAGCATTAGCAAACCGTTCAATCCGTTCCCTCCCATCTAATGTCAAAGTCTTTTTCACACCGGCAACACCCGTCACATTCGACTTTTTCCCTGGCAACATTTTTCTCAATTACTTCTATTACAGCTATCCTCAGCATTACTTGGGCAATCCCGCCTAAGTCCACCCCCCACTTTTCAATCCATTCCTCAATGGGTTCAAGCTGTTTGTCCATTTTGAATCACTCTTTCCAATTATTTTTTAGTATTAATATTTAATCTGCACCCTCCAGCATGGGAGAGCCTTCATTGGGTGCAGGGGGCCGCGCTAGTATTTCTATTTCTTTCCCATTATACTTATTATACAACTGAGGCCAAAATTACTTCCACTCTCTTTCCATTTGCAGCACTTGCAACAAGGCAAGTCTGTAAGTCATTAGGCTGTCTATGCCGTTATAAAGTAATAGTTTCCGGAATAGATGCGCATCCTTCACTAAATCAAGGATCTTGTTTGGTGTATTTGGTGCTTCACTTTTCAGATAGGGAGCAACATCCTGTTCGTAATTCATCAATCCAAAATGAACGTATGACTGGAATTTCAGCCCGGTAATATGAGGGCGATTATCTAATATATGAGCAGCTTGCATAGTGTCCCATGTCCATGGATTGACTTCTATACCGTGCAAGAATGTTAGCCAATTATCTTCATATTTCATATTTTGCGCTACCTTATCTATATCTGGGTGTTCTAGTATTCTTTTTAATCGACGTAGATTTTTCTTATCTGTTGGGAACGGTATAGCATATGCGCGGTTATTTTCCCAACAGAAAGATATTGAGACAATTTGATGGTCTTTTTTGTTATAAGGTTTTATCCCTGTGGTTTCTATATCAAATGCTAACAGGGATGGTTTTTGCTTCAGTATGGCCCTAAGCACTTGGGCAGCGTCTTCTTCAACAACTATGCATTCATTTTCATCCTTGAAATCAGGCATTGGAACTCCTACACAATCTAATGCCTTCTGTAAATCTTGTGTCCAGATAACCTCCACTTCATTATCTTCTCCTTGCTTTTCTATAAAAGAAGGATGAAAGGTAGGACAAACCCAAGCATTGAGTTCTCTGTCCGGAATTGTCCAGCCACGCCATGTCATAACTCCTGCTTGACTGCCTTTCCAACGGTGTGTAATCAAGGAAGAAACAGCCGCTCCTCCATGTAAAATTATGACATTAGGTTTATACTCATTCACAGCGGAAAACACATTACGGCGGCAGCATGCGACTTCATGTTCTGTAGGGGTTCTATTGACTCCTTGTTTATCTATAGGACGGCAATTAACTGNGTATANATTTATNCAATCTTCGAATATATCTATTCCTAGTTGTTTGTATTTTCTTTGCAGAATCCTCCCCATCTTACCCTGCCATGGTTTTCCCTTTTCATCTGCTTCTTCAGCAGGAGCCTCCCCTATAATCATGATTTGTTTCTTGAATTTGCCATAGGGTTTCATTTTAGGGGATTTAGCATGTTTATATAGCCCACAAGATACACAAGTCAACATCCCTTTATCAGACTTATAAGATGGGGTTTTAAACTCCGTGGCATCAAAGAAACCTTTCATCAGCTTCGCCTCCTATAAGNCATTTGTATATCACTTCTCGCCTTCTATAATGGCGATGACGTGTCGCCAGCCTTCTCCACCGAATCCTATTCTGTCTTGGCTGATTGTACATGTTTTTAACCGGCTGAATAAACTAGCAAGAAATTCAATACCTATAGTGAATGTAAAGCATGCTTTTTTATCCTTTTTACCCTTCACCTTTAGCTTTTCTTCAAACCAACCATATTCATTGCGTGAGGATAAAATCATTTCTCCTTTATCCGCTTTTACTGTGACAGTTGGGATGCCTTTTTCCAATTCTTTTTTAGTGAACACAGCAGCCCTATTAAGAGCATCTAGTGTATTTTCAGGAAATGTAAATTCAATCCCTTCTTTTATGTCTAAAAACTTTTGAACTCCTGGGAACGCTCCTTCTACAGTACGGCAAGAAAACTGTGTGCCATCATCTGCGCGGAAATGCGCCCAGCCATCTCCTAATGCTATTTCTTTTACATCATATTTGCAAAGTTCTCTGGCAGTTGTAGCCGGGATTAAAAACGCTTTCCCAGGCGTTTTCTTTTTAAGCTCATATTGTATGATTTGGTAGGAGTCAGATGCTTCTACTTTGTTGCCATTTATGTGCAGACAAGTGAGTACAGGACGTGTCATGTCAGAGGAACAGCAGGGATAACACAGCTTTAAGGCATCTAAAAAATCTTTTGGAAGCTCCTTCCATTTGCCGATTTCTCCAACTTCTTCAATAGGCATGTGGATTTCCTGTTCAAATAACAGCCCAGCCTTTGATTGTCCTGCTGTAATGATAATCTGGTTTTCTTCTTGGCTGACATGTATTTCGTCACTTTTTGTTCTGGCAAGGAATTCATACAGTGCCTTGGCCTTAATTGCGCCTTGCATGTTTTTAAGCCCAGATACAGGGTAGCTGATGCTTATTTCATCGTTGTATGTGACCACCCTATCCCCCAGAAAAGCGAAGCTGGTAGATTGCTCTATAAGCTCCTTAGCCGCTAAACCCGGCTTAACCTTTTCCAATGCCTCTTGTAATTCCGATTTATTTATTTTCATCTTCCAAAACCCCCCATTTTCTCATAATTTCTTTTAACACGACCTTTTCCTCTAGGATAAAGAAATAGCTTAGAAGAATATCATTCTTCCCTTTATTAGTGATCCGACTTAACGTAGAAACGTCGGAAGGGNAAGAAACCAGGAATATTTTCATATGCCAAACCCCCTAAACGTCCCTTAATTGATAGTTATTACAAAGTCCTTCACACATTAGTTTCTCTTTAGCCTCTATAACTCTTTCTATTTTCCGATCGAAATAAAATGAAACCAGCCTGCGGCATTCATTGTTCCTCTCCAGCACTTTCCGCATAATCGCTTCCTCTGTGCTTTGTGAAAAATTGCCTGCAAAGTATATTTTCATATGTCAAATCCCCTAAAGCCTGTCTGCTCAAACGGCCGGGGCCATTTTGGAATAACTTTTTCAAGATCCAGGAAATAAATGATATTTAATTCGTCCCGTAACTTGTAATTGTTACATATGCCTTCTTCTTCGATGATCTCCAATAATCGTTTCACTGTTTTATCTTTTGATTTTTTCTCTGCCCAACTCTCATTTTCTTTTGGCTCATAGGTTTGCGGCATTTTTTTAAACCGAGATTTACCTAACTCATAACCTTTTTCCTTGATATACTGCAGCACGATTTCCTTTTGTTTTGGTGGCAGGGTTTCTATATGCTGTCCCGCCTCTTTCTTAGAAGGNCTTNTGGATGAAACAGCGATNNTCCAGGAATTCTCGTCGTATACCCATTCGCCTTTTCGGTACTGTGGAACATAAATACAACCAAATCTACCCGTCACTGCCCATGATGTGCTGTCTACACTATACCAAGGATAGCGACGCATCAAAAATAAAGAAGTAAGTCCAAATCCATGTACTTTAGTTTTAGGCATTCCTTTTTCATCACAAATAAACTGTCCAAAACATTTATCCAACCAAGGAATCAGAATATTTTTAAATTTACCAACCATGCCTCCCAAAGCTATGTAATCATAGTTGTCTGTGTAATACTGCAAATATTTGAATGGTTCCCCAATATGGAAAACAGGCAAAGGAGATAGTCCGGCATCTTCCATGATTTTTTGATTTTGAAAGGTCTTTTCAGCTGCTTCTTTTTTATCCGATAAAGAGTCTGTTTTTGCAATTGTGTCTAGATTAGCATACACTTCTATAATGTCTTGATGTTCTTTAATGAAGTTGATGTATTCATATATATCTATTTCTGTCCCTTGTGTCCAAGCAGAAAAAGCACCAGAGTCTAGAAAAAGATTAATTTTGTTCATTATCAATCAACTCCTTTCAAANCCCATTCCATTAAGCTTCTTTTTCTTTCCATAATACTTTTCTCAAGATCAGTGACCAGAGATAACCTCCTGCTATTTTTGCNAAAAGTTGTCCCANAGTCGCCCACCAAATAAACCCACCAAATGCNATAGTTGGAAATAGGAAGGAATCAACTGTGGCAGAAACAATATTAGAACCATTCACCTTAACAAAACGAGTGCGTTCAAATAATACTTGATATACAATGGCATCCGCCAACCCTGCCGCAACAAACGCGCAACATGAAGCGAATGCAATTCTAAGAGTGTCCCCATTTATTGCCCAAGATAAAGCACCGCCGCAAACGATTAATAAAAGCATTCTCCACCATAAATGCTTCCCTTGCCAGCGTTCATGCAATCCGTCTCTGGTTGTTAAATCAAGAGCTATGAGAAAAAACGCATTGAATGGTGTGGCAATAGGACCGAAATGAGCTGTAGATAGATTTGCCGCCACCACAGCTACTAAATACAGAATAACTAACCACATAGAAACAACCCCCTTTTTAACTTTCTGATTTTTGTGTTTGGTACTGGATAAAATCTTTTTTACCCAGCGTTGCAAAAGCTTCTAATCTTTCCTTACAAGTCCCACATTTTCCACAACTAACAGGCTGGTTTTTATAACAGCTCCTAGTCAAATGATAAGGAACAGCAGGCAATGACAAACCCAGCTTTATTATTTCTGCCTTGTCCATATTTACAAAAGGAGCGAGTACCTTGATTTTTTTATCAGAAGACGCATGTACCACAGCATTAAGGGCTTGGACAAATTCAGAACGGCAATCCGGATAAAGATAATGCCCTCCGGAATGTACACCCAGCGCTATTTCTTCCGCCCCTATAGATTCTGCGATTCCCGCCATAATAGAAGCAAATATAAGGTTCCTGCCGGGCACATATGTCTGTTCCATATTTTCCTGATTATAAGACCCTTCAGGAATAGACTTTTTATTTTTTATTAATAGATTGGAAGAAAATAAATCCATGACGGGGGTAATATCAACATCATACTTGCGCACTCTTTTAGGATATATGTGTTGATAATATTTTATGATTTTGTCGACAGCTTCGATTTCATATTTTCCATGTGTTGATCCATAACGAAAGGAGACACAATGAATGATTGATTCCTTTTGCTGGGTTAGTAAAAATCCTAACAGAGTGGTTGAATCTAGTCCTCCAGATGTGCCAATAACTATTTGTTTCAACTATTTTCCCCTCCCTCTTTCTCCTTACATTAATTCTCTATAAATGGTTTCTGTTTCCCGCGCGGGTGTCCACGGACTGTATTCATACACCATATCGCCGGTGCGTTTGTCGATTCCTACTGGAACAAGCACTTTGCCAAGATACAAATAAGGACCCCGTGGGCTTTTAGGATCGTTCCATTTATCCCGCATGTAATCTCCCCTGTATGATAATAGCAGGGGCGGGCAGGATTTGAACCTGCTGTACTGCGCAACTGCGTGCTCGCGCTGGCTTCACCCTAGACAGCTCCTAGGTAACGGCTCTATCACACACGCAATATCTAGCTGTTCCCACCACGCCGCCGCCCCTGATTTATTTTATTATTTTATTATTTTATTACTTTTACAAACCCGTCCTCTTTTTTGAGCACTCCAAACTCCTCCAGGACTTTCAATACCCCTGCGACATTGTGGCGGCTTACCTTTTTGTTGCTGCTTCCTCCCTGTTCCACATACAATTTGTCTGCCTGGGCTACCCAATCTTCCATGGCAATCTGTTTCTTAGTTTGTTTGATTATTGCCACAGCGGAACCTATGCGTGTGCTGGATGCCGGCTTTTTGTTCTTTTTCTTTTTCTTTGTATCTGCCTTCTCTTTCTTCTCTTTACCGGCCTTCTTCTTTGTATCTGCCTTCTCTTTCTTTGGAGGTTCCGGCTCTTCATCTTCCTCTACATCTGTGTCTTCATCTTCATCTTCATCTTCATCTTCATCTTCATCTTCATCTTCATCTTCANCTTCATCTGTGTCTTCATCTGTGTCTTCNTCTNCATCTTCATCTTCCTCTACATCTTCATCTTCNTCTNCATCTTCNTCTNCATCTTCNTCTTCATCTTGTTCTTGCTGCCGTGCTACTTTAAATTCTGCAATTAAAGCGGCTATAATGTTCTTGGTATTCTTGGACAACTCATCCTCCGGCTCAATCAGTTCAGCGGCTTCTACCAAACTTCCTTTTAACTCCTCAATTTTGGTGTTCTTCTTAACGCTGATGGGTGGGTACAACCCCAGCACATCATTTAATTCCTTTGCTGCCTTTACTAACGCCGATTTTTTGATTTCTGCCATTTTTATTTCCTCCTTTTATTTTCTTGGTTTTATTATTTTCCTTTCTACTATATGTTATACAACAGACTCCAAAATTAGTTCCACCCTTTTGTGAAATTATTTGAAAAAACTTTCTAAAAATGCCCGACCTGCTGCTAAATCCTGTAATACATATACTTCCCGATCGTTGGAAAATTCCCCTTCTCGCACTACAATTTCATTTATGCGCATTATTCCTAATGACTTTTCCCTCCCTTCCGAATCTTGATTAAGTCCATATTGCGCTGTTACATGACTTAGCTTTCTTTTATCCTCACTGAAATTAGAAAGCGTGAGCCTGTCCTTTTTGTAACTGGCAGCATCCGCTTGGGTGGCAGTAACAACCAGTGCATGTCTTTCTTGAGATAATGCACGTAACGCCTTCCATACATGGTCTTGCCGATGCCTGAATTCACTGACTTTTCCATCATCGGCGGAGATTAGGTCTGCATAATCCACAACAACAACATCCGGCACAAACCCGTCCTGCCTTTCCCAACCATCCAGCACACGTCGTATTTCTGCAACTGTTAGTATTCCTGCTGGGTACGTGATTAATCTGAACCGGCGCTTATATTTTTTGAAAAAACGCACCACATTCCTTTTTGCATGGCGTGCTGTAAGAGGACGGCATTCTTTTATCTTTTTGAGCCAGACGGATCCTTTCCGTTCTTGGCAGTTGTGGCTATCACATGGTTCGTAGTCTGGGTATTCTTCGTATTTTTCTTTAAGTATGTTGCTGTTTATATACCTTTTTTCCTCTTTATGAAACATATCTAAGCCGACGTTAAATATCCCATGATCACAGTTCCTGTCCTCTCTATTGCAAATATCAAGCTGATTGAGTACGCAGTCACCTACTGGGCGAAAGCGCTCTTTACAATATCTGTCTTTATCCGACTTTTGAGCAATATAAATACATATCCGCCTTAACACCTGCGCCTCAGTCATGTCTCCTGCCTCAAAGTATGCTACATTTGCCTTTTGACGAATTGCCCGTAAAGCAATTTCCATGAGCATAAAACTTTTCCCTCGTTTCTCCGGGGCCAGCAATGTAAAAAATGCGCCTCTCACAAGTTGATCATTCCAAAGAGTCCCTAGCGCACCGGGATAAGTAACAACCGGACTATATGATGTTATGAAAGCCCTGTCTATAGCATCTAACGCATCTTTAGTAGACAGGTCTAGTCCCAGTTCTGCATCCTCCAGAATTGTCGGTTGGTAGGACACTGCAAGTTGTTCCGCCTCTTCAATTCTGCCAGCATCTTTGAGTGCCTGCACTTCCCGGCTGTGTTTATCTAAGTCCTGTGCTTTAAAATATTCCACAGTCTTGTCATACAGATAAGCCGAGTTAAATTTAGAGCCTCTGCCATATTCATCACTCAAATCTGTTAGTAGTGCCTCTATATACTGTGCATCAGCTTTAGACATACCCCTTTTAAGCGCGTCCATATATAGACTTTCAATATCATTGTCAGGTGCTTTTTTATATTCTTGAAAATACTGCATACACCAATCAGCAACTTGTTTTAACTCCGGTGATTCTAAAAACGCTGGATTCCAAAGCTTTTGCACTCGCTGAAGGTAATCTGTACTAACAATCATACCGGTGATAATACGTCGTTCAATAAATTCTTGATCATCCTTCAAAAACCCCTCTCCCCCTTTTTCTTATCTACGCATTTTAAGCCAAAAAACATATATGCATGTACATTTTACTATAAATACACATGTTACTTGCTATACGGCGCAATTATACGTGTTAAAAAACGAATTACAATATATTTACAGGGTGAAAAAACAAAAAAATATTTTTACCCCTTTATATAAGATTTCCCTGTCAGGGGATCTCTCTCTTTATTATCCTTTTCAGCCTCGTCTCTGCGATACTGTGTAAATAGTGCATGAGATATATTAAACATTTGCAAATTAAAATTCTTTAGCCATGTACTATTATCAATCCATGCTATATATCGGGCTACTATATCAATCGGACCCGGCAATAACTTTTGCAATTCTGGAGTAATATACTTCTCTTGCTGTTTAGATATTTGGATGTGTAAATCTACAAGTGTCTGTGCAAGTTCATTTTTATCTACATCACGGTCAAATAATCCTTCGGCCGGTAAATAGCAATCACGATAGAAGAATGTGGTGAGATCTTTATTTCTAAAATATCTGCGAATAACACGTTCCGGACGATATGGTTTTTTATTTTTGAAAGTATGTCCGGAACGTTTCATGGCTTCTTCTAATTTAATAAATTTATTACGCATGCTAATCCCACTCTCGATGACCGGTACATATTGTTTGCCTATATTATCTTCATACCAATCCAACGCCTCTTTTATTCGAGAGTGGGAGACTTTGTCTATTTCGTTTAACTTTCTAATCTCATTTGCCCAGCTATTAATTTTGGATGGTGTGATATTTATATTTTTATTTAGACATATTATACGTGCTAGTTTTTCTGCAAATGGCAGAAACTCTATTGTTCTCTCTTGGATTGTTTGTTTATCATTTGTCGTTGAACTGGTAATATTATTATTATATTTGTTTTCCTTATTTATGGGTTCCTTAATGTCCGATCGAATTCGCCCCCACTTGTCCGATCGAATTCGATCCCACTTGTCCGTCGAAGATGCGCCTATAGGGGGCATGAATGTATCGAGCAGTCTTTCCAGATCTACATAATAATATTCTTTTGCAGGGGTTCCTTTTCTTTTGGTTTGTAATACATCCAACTTTTTTAGTTCTTTTTTACACTTCTTAATTTCATATTCTGTCATGCCTGTTTGTTCCATTTGGGTTTTATGTGTTAAGAAGAATTCCCCATCCTCTGTCAGCATGTTTCTTTTTAAAAAGTAATCGAATTTATCCAATAAATTGCAGATAAATACTGCCATAGTAGGACCTGTTTTTTGTAGCATTTCTTTATTGATTGTTAGATAGGCGCTGCCCTTGTAGATCTCTAGTGCCGTCATTGCTTTTTGGGTTAAGAATTGTTGATTTTGTTCATGTTTTTCTGTTTTTTCCACGTTCTCATTCCTTCCCCATACATTTTGTTACTTATTTATGAACAGTCTTTTTCCCCTTTTTCCTCTGAATTTCTATGTGTTGATCTATGATTTTTATTATTTGATGCATCCCATGGACAGCGCCACCGGCTTCTATCATTTGTTCCTCCTTATACTCTTTTAGCAAATCACGCATATCTTTTGCCTCATTATATTCTTTTGCTTTCTTTTTCCATTTTTCTAGTTGTTTTTTGTATTCTTTGAAACTGTCTTCTTTTATGTCCGCCAATACAGATAGGATATTTTCTTTTTTATTTGTATATTTTGTTCTTTTCCTCATTGTTCTTTTCCTCCTTGTTCTTTCCAGTTTTTCTGTTCTTTTTCTAATTCGTAAAGCACATGCTGCAACTTATTTAAGTTTTCTGGCCGGGGTTCACAAACCTCCCTTTCCCAAAGTTGAAAAGACACAACCGAAACTCCTACCATTTTAGCCAATTCAATCTGAGATAATCCCAATGCCTTTCTGCGTCTTTTTAATGTTTTTAACATGCTAAAAACTCCTCCTTTGTAATGTTTTGACAAGATGATCGGCGTCATCTTGTTCCATATCACCCGGGTCGCTTTCTATTTTTTCGATAAAAACAGTTTTGCCCAGGGCTTTTAATTTTATGGATAATTTTCTTGCTTGTTCTTGTGCTTGTTTCTCATTGTCAAAGATGATGAAGAACCTTTCATGTGCCTTTGCCAATTCTAAAACTTGTTCCATTTTAAAACTTGTTCCAAAAGTAGCAACTGAACAAGGCCCCAGCCGCCAAACATCAAAAACACCTTCCACCACGATTAATGCATTATATTTGCACCACCTTTGTTGTTTACTATATAAGATATTTTTGTGGTGGAGGGTTTCTCGCTGCATAGGACATGCCAAATATTTCCGGTCACTTTTCCCTGTTATATCTCTTGTTTGGAAACTCACCATTTTCCCATTCCAGTAAATAGGAATAATCAGCCTATTGCTGTAAGAGATTTGATCTAGGAAACTGACCGGACCTGTTTGTTTCACCTTCCATATCCTTTCAATCTTCGCAGGGTTATATTTTCTGCCCGTCAGGTACATCTTTCCGAATTTGTTTATACCGGCATATGGATGAGGAAACCTAGTTGGGTATATTCTTATTCTAGGTTCTTCTCTCTTCCTAATTATCCCTGCAGTGCCTGCATATTGTTTTAACAGGTGCTTGGTGTATGCTTCTGGTTTGTTCAGCACCCGTGACAATACAGCGCTTGTACGCCGCCCACCACACCGCCAGCAATGACTGGTTGCCGGTTGCTGTATGTTTATGCCCAAGTGGTAGTCTCTAGAACCCGTGCAGAATGGGCAGTGGATGTTCACCCATCCATCCGTGCAATGAGGATGCCCTTCTGCAGCATATTCAATTCCATGGTCTTGCAATAATCTCGTTATGCCCAAAATCCACAACCCCTTTATTTATTATACAACTGAGGCCAAAATTACTTCCTTTATACGTCCGGACAGTTCAACGCGCTTTTAATTTCTTTAAATGTTTTCCATATTTTGGACTTTCCCCAGCCTTGTTCTCGTAATGTTTTGGCGATTATGCCTCTGGCCTGCCTGGGTTTGTCCGTGTCTATGTAGATCTCTCCGTTGTTCACCATATGGCAAATCACCTGTGCTTCTGGTGATAAGCTTTCAAATAACTCTTGCCAGTATTCTTCAGAGATAACAATATGTTCGGGATTCCATTCTTCTCTACCTTGGAGTAGTTCTTCCATAGCTTCCCCATCGCTTAATAGTTCTTCTTTATTCCTGCTATACGCCTTTAATATGTTGTTGATTCTGTTCTTTGTTACATTCCATACAAAGGTAGTTTTCTTGCTTTTGTTAGGATCATAACTGGGCAATGCCTCTAAGTAAGCAAGACATGCTTCGGAGTACAGGTCCTCGTATTCAAGACCTGTACTCCTAACATACGACCACACCACCTTGCGAATAATATTCATATCTTCTGTCATTATTTATACCTCCTTGTAGCTTTCCATCAATGTGGTCAGCATGTTTTTCTCTTCAACTTCTTTTCCGTCTAGCACTGCATCTAATACGGCACGTTTGTCATCTAGCATCTGTGCAATTTTGTATTCGATTGAGTTTTCTGCCAGTAGGTAATACACATTTACTGTGTCTTTTTGACCGATTCTGTGACATCTATCTTCCGCCTGCACCAATTCCCCGGGCGCCCATGGAAGTTCTAAAAATGCTACAGAAGATGCCGCTGTAAGCGTCAATCCTGTACCTGCTGCCTGTATATTCCCTACAAACAATTTAATTTCTGGGTTGTTTTGGAAACTTTCAACGGCTTTGTTTCGTTGTTCCGCTGAGCAAGAACCGTCTACACACACCGCTGTGTCTTTGAATTCCGTCATTAGTTTTTCAATAATGGTTTTATGTGTGGCAAATACCACCAATTTACTATCCCCATTCCCGCTTGTGATAAAGTCGTTGATCCATTTAAGCGCCATCTTTGTTTTTCCTTTTACCGCTAGTTGCTTCAAAGCTTCGATTTTCACTAGATGCTCTGCTCTTTTTGCTTTTTCTGCTTCTTTCTCTCCTTTGATTTTCTTTAGATACTTAATGAAATTACCTTCCGCTCTGGCATATTCCTTTTTATTTGTTATTTCCATCGGCACGTAGGAATAAACTTTTGCGGGAAGTTCCGGAAGAACCTCGGCTTTTTTGCGCCGAATCATAAAAGAATCGGTGAGGATTTTAAATAGTTTTTCTTTGTTGGTGGCTCCGGAGTAGTCCCACCCAAACCCATTATGATGTGCTCCGCAAAATTCATGAACGAATTTGAACCAATTTGGGAATACATTTTTATTGACGATTTGTGCTATGTTGAATACTTCAATTGGTCGGTTCACCAAAGGCGTTCCGGTAATTGCTATTGTATAGGGAATGCCTTTTGCCAATTTCTTTGTCGCTTTTGTTCGTTGCGTTTTATTATTTTTAATGAAATGTGCTTCGTCAAAGATCAATACTTCCGGTTTGAGCTTTTTTAATTCGTTCACCCAATGGGTAAGAATATCGTAATTGATTATGATGATGTCTCCGTCCTCTTTACTTAAAGGGCGGATTGCTTTCCCTTGTAGAATTTGGACTTTGGGATTCCCCGGTAAAGTTTCCTTAACTTCTTTTGCCCAATTTAACTTTAGGTGCGCTGGACAAAGAATAATTGCGGGGCGTTTTTCTGGGTGAAGTCCCAACCATGCCAACGCCTGGATGGTCTTCCCTAATCCCATCTCATCCCCCAACAACGCCCTTCCATTTTTCTTTTCGATGTATTCTACGCCTTCTTTTTGATATGGGTAGAGTGTTTTTTTCAAGCCAATTTTGTCAATATTTTTTATTTTTGCTTTTTTCGGTTCCACTTTTTTCTCCGCAGGTTTGTTTTCTGGTAGGGTTTTATCATAAACAATATCGAATCCTTCATTTTTCAATTTTTCGATAGATTCTACGCAGGTGTCTGCTACCCAATATTTTCCTCTGGAGTTGTCTTGGAACTTTCTTCCAGGGAGGCTTTTGATTAAGGCAAGCACATCCCAATCGAAGCTGAACCATAACTCCATCTTTTTTCCTATGATAACGGCTTTGTTTTTCTTCTTTTCTTTTTTTGGTCTTTCAATTTTGATGTCTATGTCCTTACTGTTTTCTTTGAAAAGTTCTTCTGTATTAATTCCTCCTGTTTTTAGTTGTTCTTTATATTTTTTTAACATTTTTAACGCCGCACGTGTTTGTTTCTCTGTCCAATTTTCTTGAGCGGCTAAAGATTTTCCAAATCCAGAATCCGCTTTGTTGTACCCTTGTCCATCTTCACTATTGGCACCGTCACAACGGTTTGCCAAAAACTGCACTGCTTCTTGAACTTCTTCTACCTTCACCATTTCATTTTCCTCCTTTTATTTTTTCTACCGTAACCTGCCTCATCAGAGCGGGTAGGTTAATCCCCGCTGACCGCCTTTCGGCGGTTTCGGCTTTCTTTTCTTATTCATCCCATCTTTTTGTGTCGCAGAAAACAACTATTTCATCTGTTTGTATGTTGTGGTGAATATCCACGCCCGCCCATTTGTAATAATTCCATTCATGACAAAACCCGTTCCTTTCTATTTNTTCTTTGTAGATGTTAGGTTTTTCCCAAACCTCATAATAATCCTCTTCTTCACATTCTCTCCACAGTTTTAAAACTCGGTCTTTCATTTTATCTTCCTCCTTTAGTTTTGTTTAACCTGCCTCATCAGAGCGGGTAGGTTAATCCCCGCTGACCGCCTTTCGGCGGTTTCGGCTATAATATTTTGAATCCTTTGCTCTGGATGTGCTTTCCTATTTTCGGATTGGAGTAATTACCACCTGTGAGAGTAGCTTTAATTTTGTCCCCTTTTATTAGGTGGCACATCTGCGGATCATCATATACAGGAGAAACATGTGCGGTCACCATTTCTCCTGTAAGTTTGTTTGAAAGCGTATATCGGTAGATTTTATTTTTTCCGATAGTAACACCGACGTGCTCCACTAACCAAATGTCTGTCATTTTTGTTTTCCTCCTTTTTT